GGAGCTCTTCCTATGAACGCCACGCTGAGGTGGCTATTTCTGAGGAATTGAGCCGTAACTGTTTGAATTACGCGTTGCAGTCGCGCGAAATTCGAAGTGCATTTACCGACCTCGAGTTGACCGACCTGCCGATTGTGGCGGGGCATACGCACGGCAAATCTGCCGCTGCGCGGTCCTCGGCGTCGGCCTTCATAGACGTGTTGGGTCCCGCTTTAGGGAAACGACCCGTCTTTCTTCAAGGATCAAGTACTGACCAGAAGAAGGGGCGCGTTAACACGCGTCACTTCCGATGGGGAAAGGACTTGGTGGCTGAACCTTCACAGGTCACTAAGGAAGATGACGATCTGACAGCAATGATCGACGTGGACTACTATGTAGACATGCCTGATCACCTGTCGCGCCATTTTCGACCACTTATCCTCTACACTTTTCAACCCGGCTCTGCCGCGCGTGACAAGGGTGAGTATAAGTTCTGCTTTAATGCGGATGGGAGTGTTAAGTACACTGTATCCGGAGGGGGAGAGTACCAGCATAAGGTCTGGAACTGGAAAGGGGACTCAGTAAGCGCGGAGCGCAAGCTGTGTGGTGTTACGTTGACGTATAGCGTTTTCTCGCTGGAGAGACGCAACATCGACGAGGACCACCAGCTCGTTCTTTTAACGCCCTTACGTAAGTTCACGGGCGTTTACGCGTGGTTAGCTAAGCAGCGTGCTTCAGCTGATCCCGTGGAACGCCTCAATCTAGTGGACGGCGATTTCGTGCGGTTGAGAGTTAACGGGCCTGATGGTCTTATAATCTCGACGGCGAAAACTGGGGGTTATCTTGCTGCGGACATTCCAATAGCGGTGGATGAATCTATTTCATCTGCAGCCAAGAGTGTCAATAAGATAAACCACAGTACCGTCACGGCCAAGATGGGAAAGGGGACAACTAAGTCTTCCGACGGCGATTTCCGTGGCTCGGAGATCCTCGTTGAGTACCACCTTCGTGGAGACCCTAAGTCGGTTCGGCTGGACGTAGCTTCGTCTGTCCGTTCCTACCAATGGGTGAAGAATTATCAGGATTATGAACCTGAGAAGCCTGCAATGGTTAATTTCATGGAACCACTGTATAATGGTGCCTTCGTACCCGACAAATGTCGTAACAATGATCAGCGCATGGTAGACGAGCGAATTAAGAAACTTCGCAAGTCTGCCGGACCGCTGAGCCCATTCACGTTAACAGCGATGAATGAGTTCATATCGTTGTTCGCCAGTCGGATCGGAGAACGCCTGCATCCAGTTGAAGTAGATGAGGTTTACCGACGCCAGCCCAAGCCTACGCAGCGACGCATCTTAGATGATGCACAGCACGGTGCGAGGAATGACGAGACTAAGGTCATGCAAAAGAACGAAGCGTACGGTTCTGTCAATGACCCCAGAGCGATCAGCCAGATCAATGGGGTAGACAAACTGGAGTATTCGCAATTTGTGTATGCCTTGTCGGATCAGCTCAAGAAGTTTGAGTGGTATGCTTTCGGCAAGAAACCGAAAGACATTGCTTTACGTGTGTCCGGACTATGTTCGGGTGCGCAAAGCCATGCCGACTCGACTGATTACAGCCGATTTGACGGGAGAGTGAACACTAATGTTCGCCTCTTTGAACGCACGCTCATGCTGCGTGTGTTCAATCCTCGTTATACCATGCATATGCTGCAGCTTATGCGTAGCCAGACGAACTTGCGTGCCAAAACCGCCTTCGGTGTTAGATATAATACTGGAGACGCTAGGGCATCAGGATCGCCTGAAACCTCAGCCTTCAACACTATACTTAACTGTTTCATTTCTTTCCTAGCGTTTCGCATGATGCGCGTTGACGGGAAGTACCTCAACGCGAATGAGGCATGGGAACGGTTGGGTTTATATGGTGGAGATGATGGTTTGGTCGTCGACCAGTGCAAGCAAGCCGCAGAGAAAGCGGCCACTGCCATGGGGCAGGTGCTAACGTTGGAACGTGTCACGCATGGAAAACCAGGTGTGACCTTTCTTGCCAGACATTATGGGCCCGATGTTTGGTGGGACGGTGAGACGCCGGGTAACAGCTGTGCTGATATTCGTAGGCAACTCGCCAAATTCCACGTTACGGTACGTCTCAGTAGCAAGATCACCCCAATGATCAAGTTACGAGAGAAAGCATTTGCTTTCTACCTGTGTGACAAAAGAACGCCCGTATTGGGTGACTTCGTTACCAAGGTCATGGATTTGTATCCAACCACTCGAGAGAACTATAGAAACCATTTAGCAATTTGGAACTCCGATGTGGAAGAGCCAGACCATTATCCAAACGTCCATGAGGACTGGATGGATGATCTCTTGCTCGCACAGATCCCAGACTTTGACGTCGTCGGTTTCAAGCAATGGCTCGAAGGAGCAACCGCTGAAACCATTCTAAGCCCACCCACGTTTTGCTCATCACCAGAGCCAGATCCTAAAGCAGGTCTGGTCTCCGTTGATGGCACCACCGTAGGAGAAGTCATCGAAGAGACCCCCACTACCAGTGAAGCGAAATCCAGTTCAACTAAAGAGCCAGATAAGACGCGGAAGCACCGACCGCGCACCAAGAACGCATTTCGTGAAGCACATCCGGAGAAAACCGG